ACTTAAAAGTAAAGTGAGATGTAATTGAAATAGAAAATGTGTGGCATTGTAGCCCTCTTTGGTGAGAAGCGGGATGTACCCAGTGAACTTCTCACCCACCGTGGTCCTGATGATTACCGCACAGAGACCATGGGTAAGTGCCAGATGGATTACTATCGTCTCGCAATCAACGATCTAACCAACGCGGGTATGCAACCGTTTGTTCGTGAAAAGCGCATGTTTATGTGTAACGGTGAAATATACAATCACCGCTCTTTCCGTAGCGGTGAAGAGAAAAGTCGGAGTGACTGTGAAGTTGTCATGAATCTCATTCACACTCTCGGAATTGAGAATACTGTTAAATCTATAAATGGTGATTTTGCATTGGTATATACCGATGGTAATCGGATCTTAGCTGCACGGGATCCAGTTGGTGTGAGACCTCTATTCTATACCAGGTATACCAAGGATTCAATTGCCTTTGCGAGTGAAGCGAAGGCGCTCTTATTTTTGGGAACGCACATTGACATTTTCCCACCGGGTCATTTCTATGATTCTTATGTGGACAAGTTTATTTGTTATCACACTGGGTATTGGAATATTCACAAGTTTTCTGCGACAAAGAATCTGGAAAAGATTCGGCACACCCTTGAAGATGCTGTACACACGCGTTTGGACAATACAGATCGTGAAATAGGATTCCTTCTCTCGGGTGGTTTAGACAGTAGTCTCATCGCAGCCATCGCTGCTCGCAAACTTGGTAGAATTCGGACATTTTCCATTGGTCTCGAGGGAAGTCCAGATGTGGAAGCTGCTCGTAAGGTGTCAGACTTTCTCGCTACCGATCACACCGAGGTGACCTTTACGGTTGAAGAGGGACTTCAAACTATTCGTAAAGTTGTACACTCCCTAGAGTCGTATGATACCACAACTGTCAGAGCTTCTACACCCATGTGGCTACTATGTAAGTACATCAAAGAAAATACAGATTGTCGGTATATATTCTCTGGTGAGGGGAGTGACGAGATTTTGGGTGGATACCTTTACTTCCACAACGCACCGAGTGTTGAGGAGTTTGCGTGTGAAAACATGAGACGCCTCCATCTCATCCATCAATTTGATGGATTGAGGGCGGATCGCTGTGCGGGTGCGCATGGTCTTGACCTCATCGTTCCATTCCTAGACAAAAATTTTATTCAATGTTGTATGGAAATGAACCAGACATTGAAGATGACAAAACTTGAGAAACAGGTTCTCCGAGAAGCATTTGCGGGATATCTCCCTGATGAAATACTTTGGCGACAAAAAGACGGGATGAGCGACGCGGTTGGAACGGGGTGGGTCGGGGCAATCAAAGCACACACAGAGAAGTCTATGAGTGACAAAATGTTTACGATTACACAAAGTATGTGTACACACAATACACCTCTTACAAAGGAAGAAGCGTATTACCGCGAACTATTCTGGATGTACTACACTTCACAAAATGATCATCTCATTTCAGAGATATGGCGACCAAAATGGACACATGTAACAGATCCAAGTGCGCGTCTACTTATAGAAAAGAATCCCAAGTAATATAAATATGGCCGAGTTTGTTAAGAACTTTGATTGTAAAAACGAAGAGCATGTGATGTGGCTCAAGAAGGTTGGTGACGTGATGACAAAGCTCACAATGGGTGAAAAGGCTGATCTTGTATCAATGGTAAACAGTAGTCCCCTTAAAGATTCACCTAAAATGACAAATCCGGCCGACTGGGCGTATATTCATTTCCAGTTAGCTATGAAATATAGTACAGCTGTACTAAGCTGTGATGCGTTTATCCCTGCGAGTGAATCGAGTGTAGTGGTCTAGAGTAAAATCTTTGGGATTTGAGTTTTCATCCATGCGTACAAGTAGTATTGAACCTCCAACTTTTTCCTGATCAAATGGTGATGGAAGTGTATTTTCATTTAGAATCTCACCATGTTGTGACTTCAATATGACAACATCTATATCAGGCCACTGGCCTATAAATGTTGGCGCCCCCCCAAGCAAAGTAAAAATTTCATTTTTTACCGGGTCAATGTCTAGGTCGATTTCTCGTATATCCCCTAATGTTTGTTTTATCAATATTGCCGCTGTCATCTTGAAATCACACGACAAAAAAATATTTACGATTATTAAATGAATAACACACAACGAGGCACTTGGATCTTGACCGCAATTGTGTTGATGATCATTGTCACGTTTGTTTCGGTTCAAATGTCTGAAAAATATCGCTCACCCCAATCAGATTACCGTTATGGTTTAATCGATACGAACCCAGTTCGTCGCACTGGTGAGTTTTTTGATACCTGTTCTCCTGAAAACATGGCGGACTGTAAAAGAAATAATCCTTATGAAGGTCTTCCACTGCCCTAAGTCATTTAAAACTTTACATAAATTATAGTATAAACATGGAGAACCCAACGCGTCAGTTTGTTCTCGAACGCCTTTCGACTCTCCTCGAGATTCCGGATACAGATACGTTATGCATCAATCTCGAGAAAAGTATATTAAACTACACAGTGAGACGCTTCGAAGAAATTGATGTCCCCAGTTGGGAAAATCATAAATTCGTTAACATTTATAAACATAAGTTTCTTCAGTTACAGTACAATTTGAAAAGATCACCACTTCTTAAATCACGGATCGTTGATAAGAAAGTGAAAACAAAGGATGTGATCGATATGAGACCTGAAAATCTCTGGCCCGATGGACCTTATGCAATGAAGATGCAGGAGAGAATTCACAAGGAAATAAGGAAGGCCTACCTCGCACAGGAACTTAAGAATCAAGAAGGCTTCTTCACATGCGGTCGCTGTAAATCAAAGAAAACTACGTATTATCAGCTTCAAACTCGGTCTGCGGATGAACCAATGACAACTTTTGTGAGTTGTCTGAATTGTGATAAGAATTGGAAGTGTTGATGTAGTACACAGAATCTGTCCAATCAGTTGGCATGTCACCAACAGATAATACAAAGTTATAGCCTAGTTTTTTCTTCATGATAGTTTTAGTCTTGGCACTTGTAAAACCCAAGTAATCATACACAATTCCATGTGATTTAAGTTGTTCCACGGTCCACGTAATGACCTGTTGAAATCCGGGTCGTGCTGTAATGATTATAATTTTATATCCCAAACTTCTCATTTTATGAAGTAAGTCTATGATTGGTGTATTTGGTTGTCCGTTTGTCCATATGAGTGTATCATCTATATCAAACATGGCTGCGTCATTGGGACCCGCTGGACCAAACATTAATATTATTAAAGATTTAAATACTGATTTTTAAAGACATGCTCGTTGACATTCAATGTGAAGATGACACCGTTCAAATTGCGGATCTGACACGCGATGAAGATGGGTACGATGTTGAAGTTCGTTTTTTGAGATGTATTAAAGGTGGTATATTTGATTTTGATGATGAAATTTCTATAATTCCCAAAGAATCTATAACTGGTTGGTACGATACAGATAAATTGGAAGATACGGAATTATTTGTAAAAGTTCCGGGTGGATATGAACTCATCGACGACAGTGAAGATGAAGACTTTGTGTGTTCGGAGTCCGACGATTCTGAAAGTGAATCTCTCGTTGATGAAGATGATGAGGCTTAAATAATATAATCATTTTATTCGTATGGAATGTCCGGTGTGTTACACATCGAAGACAAAATATAAACTCCTTTGTGGTCATTCCTTTTGTTATCAGTGTATTACCCACTGGTACCAAGAGTGTCGAAGACATACATGCCCTATATGTCGACAGGATATTTGCTTTGAATTGAATGAAAATATCCGAGAGGTTCACGTACAGTGTGCACCAAATTCTAAGATAGATGATTATGTAACATTTCACAAATTACTAGAAAAGTTCACCGGGTATCACATAAAAGATGTCGCTTACTTAAAACGACAGGATTGGGTTGAATGGGTCATGGAACATAGAGCTAAAGAACAATTATATACAAAGTATATATTCTATGGATTACAAGGAACCAAAGAAACGAGTCACCAAAAACGACAAGAAGAACAAAAAACCTGTATATTCTCAAAAGCATATAAGGATTAAATCTTCTGTGTTAGAAAAGATACACGATGAAAATATTTTTTATGTGTACACACCCAAACCAGGGGACGGGTTATGCAAGAGTGGCAAATAAACTAACAAATTACTTGGCGGATTTACCAGGAGTTGAAATTGTTTACTATGCTTTTCAGAATTATCCCGGACAAGATATCAAGGATAGGTTTATTGATCCACGAATAAAGTTTTACGATGCAATCGAAATCGATTCTGAATCACCGAAGGGTTTTGGTGATAAGGGTATCTTACCCACTATCATCAAAGAAAAGCCTGACGTTCTATTTTTGTATAATGATTTACCGGTGACTACGATGATTATGGATATGATTCCTCCCGAACACATGCCCCCCAAAAAATATGTATACTTGGATATTGTATACCCGTGGGAAAGACTATCATATTATGATAGACTGAAACACCATAATCCAGATGTTATATGGGTATTTTTAGAGTGTTGGAAAAAGCATCTAGTTGAGGACCTTCACTTTGAAGAGAGTAAAGTGGCCGTTCTTCCACATGGTGTAGACTTTGAAAGATTTGTTGATGTTCCACGCCACGAGGCCAAGGTGAAATGGGGGTTTGATAAGGATGACTATATAGTTATAAACATGAATCGCAATTCGTATAGAAAACAGTGGTGTACGACTATAAAGTCTTTCTTGGATTTTCTACGTGAACAAAACATGAATCCCAAAATTAAGTTATTCTGTGGTTGTATGATAAAAACAGATGACGGATATGACATACAAGAACTTGTATTACTTGAGTGTATTCGTAGAGGTATGGATCCAGGCGTTGTTCTTAATAAGCATATTTTCATAAATGTAAAACCACTCCATCTCACAGATGACGAAGTGAATACGGTTTATAATATGGGTGACGTTGGAATGAATACGTGTTGTGGTGAAGGTTTTGGTCTCACAACTGCCGAGCATGCGTATTTCAACCGACCACAAATTGTCTCGGGTGTCGCAGCTCTCAAAGAGACACTTGACGGAATTGCATATATAGTCGAACCAGTTATCTGGACCACGGTTTCATCCTTTGAATCTCATTCGGGTGATATTGCTGTTTTCGATTCGCGTGAATTTACAAAACATTTAAACGAATGTTATAAAACTCGTGACAAAGTATCACTTGATTCACGATCTCATATTAAAAATAATTATTCATGGGAAAATGTATATAAGGTTTTAGATGGTTATTTCAGAAAGTAAATGGCACCATATCAACCACCTAGTAGCCATTATTCTGAAATGAATGTGTCAGAGTATGATGACGAGCATATCTTTGCTTTCATCGGAAAGACTGGAAAGCGATTTTACTGGCTCACACGATTCCTCGATCTCGATTATCTTTGGTACGATAAACATCGGAAAGTCATCGAAATTTGGGGACCGTATCACTCCCATCTCAATAAACAATCCGAACACGTCATAAGGTGTGAATTGGATTTTTTTGAACCTAAGTTAGAGAATACATTTACAAATCAACAACAACATGAGTATGTACAAGAGACCACCTCTGCGTGTTAGGGAAGAATATATTCGGAAGATTCACGACCCTGTGAAACTCCGAGATTGCAAAATATTTACAAATGAACCAACAAAATGGTACACACAAATAAAACAACCTGTGTATCAAAAGGATGTGTATCTCACTCTTTTGAAAAAAAACTATGAAACGTGTGGTGTTGAGTACAAGGAACCTGATATACCAGAATATGTACCACCGGTTGTACAAGAAAAACTCAAAGAACCTATGATATCATATGTTGATCACGTACATATGAAGCTTCGTATTTTAAAAAGTGGCATTATTCGTGTAAAGTTGGATACATCTTTTGCAAGTATGTATGAAAAGTATTACAGTAAAAATAAGTTACCACCTATAAAAACTCTTATTCAAGCGTACAAATCGATGGGATTTAGTGAAGCTTTTCTCACACAAGTGAATAAAAAATATGAACGGAATCTTGCCTTCTTCAAACGGGTATCACCAGCTATTGATGCTATCTTTAGTAAGGAGCCTGTCAAAAAAGTAAAAAAGAAGAAAAAAGAAGAGGTTGAGGTTATCGAAGATGATGAGATTCCGGTGGACGAAGAGCCTGATGATCCCGATGAGGATGACGATGATCCGGGTGAAGATGGTGAGATGGATGTAGAAGTTGACGAAGACATAGAAGATGAACAACCACCCGAAGATGTCTATATTTCAGATGGCGATGATTAGTTGCGTTTGAGGGGTGGAAGTCTAACACCTAGAGATCGAAGAGAGTTTCGCTTTTCTCTTGATAACACTGTATCTCGATCTTTTTGATATTCAAGCCATATAAATAAATCTGGCGCTCCGTCAACTTCAGATAGGATGTTTAAATGTTTATGCGTACGGTGGAAATTATTGAGTTTCGTAAACATTGTAAGCCAGTGATCTTCTGACGGATATATCCATTCGTTACTGTGTTCCACATTTTCTAGATAGTCTATAGCGCGTTGTAAAAATACATCGTAAAAATCATTATAATCAAAGTCTGTAACTTCCATTATGGGAGGATCTATAATAAGTTCCAATTCGATAAGTTCTATTGGAAATGCCCATTGTATCATTTCAATCGCATCCGTGCTTGACATGATATATCGTATCATATCCGCTGTGAGTAAACCTCGTTCCCTCTTCTTTTTATTCTTGTTATGTTTCTTGTGATTTGCATTGAGATAATCTTCACGTAACAGTTGAAACGAATTTTCAATGATTATCTCTTGTAATTCGATAGGTAGTGTATCCCATAACGATTGCTGACTCATCCCTAAAATCTCTTGACATTTTAAATTTTATGAACCTAAGTCCCCCATCACATTAAAAAATCCAATTAAAATGTTCATCACCAACGTTGTCGTTGATGAACATATTCTTGACCGGGGTATTTTTAGAGATCTAAAAGAAGCCCTCGATTACGCTCAAGAAACTACGAAGCACAAGGTTTGGGAAGTTGGTAACGGTCAGTTTTATTACGGAAACGTTGAAACAAAAGTTTACGAATTGAATCACTGTGTATCATCTGATTACAAGGATGAACATATTTTTTCTTTCTCTCGACCCATCAAAAATAGCACAAATGTCGTGTGATCAACACGTCGTCAAGATACAATTGGAAATTGTACAGATGCTCTATATGGCCTGGCATTTCGCGCAGCAAGAAGAATACATCGCGAAATATGCACCATTCACTAAAGATGGTTCAAGGAGAGGTTACAGACCTGCACACCCCAAACATCCAATGACGATGTGGGTCGCTTCAAGTTTAGAAAATTACATCTATGCGTGTAGGATTGGGATCGCTTTGACCCTCGAATACACGTATAGATATGGTAAAATACACACATGTGCTAGACATCTCTTATGGTTATACGATAATCACCCTTCATATTTTGAAGAACGACGAAGTGAGACAGCGTATTATTCCGATGAAGGTATTCCTGAGTGTATGCCCGAAGAGTATAGGCAGTCAAACATTGTTGATGCATATCAGTTGTATTATATGGTTGAGAAGATGTCCTTTGCTCGATATAAAAACATGGCTTCTGGTCTCCGCTCAGGTGTTCCATATCCCATAGATTCCAAATAACTAGGTATATTACTGTTTTCATAATCATGTATTTCAACGAGAATCATAGGCATGTGTGTCTTAATAATATTTTGCGCGCCTTTTATAGTTTGTAGTTCGTGTCCTTCAACATCGATTTTAATAATTGATGGTGTACCGGTGTATATGTCATCCAAACGTTTACAACGCACATCAATTTTCTGATTTCCTAGACTTTCATGCATAGTCAAAGAAGTTCCACCGTAGTTAATTTTAGTTTCCGTTTGACACCCCCTCTCTGGTATATACATGGATGTATCACCTTCTACATCCGAGAGTGCATATGCATATATAAACACGTTATTTTTCAATACATTATTTTTCACATTAATATTTACTATTTCGTAATACACAGGTTCAAATGTGTGTACAGGTCCATAGTCCGAAAACATTAGGGTGTTGTATCCTATATTTGCACCTATATCTATGATATCGGTTCCATCTTTGTAATTGTTTTTAATGTCTTCTCGCATCCACCCATCCCATTCGTGTCCACATGCTATGCACGGTCCTATATATTCATCGTTCTTTATAATAGCCACATTATATATCCCATTATTTACCTGAACAATGTCAATGTCGATAGACATTTATGTGTAAAATCAATTAAAACTTTAAATGTAATAAAAGTAAACAATGTTCAGCATTGGACAAAATCTTTCAGCACCCCCACCGCGTGTGAGAAGACAAGAACCCAAACGGGAGTACAAACCTCGCACATATAGTGAGTTTATCAAGGGTCTTAAGAATGGGGAACTTCCAGAAGTTCTCATTCGCCCTAATCAAAGCATCGCAGCTTTTGAAGATAACGAGGGAAATTATGGTGATGTCCAAATCATTCAAAACCAAGATTTGTGGCAAACCATCGCCGAAAGTGATACCAATGTTCGGATTGATATGACACAAGACACTTCTATCTCAGACGTAATCTCCATGATATTCTTGTTATCTTTTATCTTTTTCATTTTTCGTACACTCTTTTCAGGTGGTGGCACGGGTGGAATGCCACCAAATCCATTCCTAAAAACTCAAGAATTTAACGCGGAAGATGAGATTGAGACTCGTTTCACCGATGTCGAAGGTATTGATGCTGCCAGAGATGAACTCGAGGAAATCGTGGATTTTCTTAAGCAACCCGAGCGATACTTTGGGAGTGGTGCCAGGATCCCACGGGGCGCTCTTCTCGCTGGTAAGCCTGGCACTGGAAAGACTCTCCTTGCACGCGCTATCGCCGGGGAATCAAATGTCCCCTTCATTCAATGCTCCGCCGCAAACTTTGTGGAGATGTTTGTTGGTGTCGGCGCTAAGCGTGTGCGAGATCTCTTTGAAGTCGCTCGCGAAAATCAACCGTGTATCGTTTTCATCGATGAAATTGATGCAGTTGGCAAGCAGCGCGGTGCCGGGGGTATGCCCTCAAACGACGAACGGGAACAAACTATTAACCAACTTCTCACCGAGATGGATGGATTTGATAACGAGACTGGTATTGTTGTGATCGCGGCTACCAATCGCGTGGACATCCTCGACGATGCCCTTCTTCGCCCCGGTCGATTCGATCGTAAGATTCAGGTGTCTTTGCCGAGTGTCCGCGGTCGTGAGAAAATCTTGGGTGTTCACGCCCGTGATAAAACGTTGGCCGAAGATGTTAAGTTGGCAACGATCGCTAGACAAACAACTGGATTTTCCGGTGCTGAGTTGGCGAATCTCCTCAATGAATGCGCTATCCGCGCAGTTCGTGACGGTAACGGTACAATCACAAACGAAATTGTTGAAAATGTCTATCAGCGTATTGTTGTGGGCGCTAAGGGTGATACAAAGTTTTCACCGAGAAAGAAAGAACTTGTCGCTTACCATGAAGCCGGTCACGCGATCGTCGGTGCTATGATGCCCGACTATGATCTCGTACGAAAGGTTTCAATCATTCCTCGTGGGGATGCCGGTGGAGTGACCTTCTTTCAACCCTCGGATGAAAATGCTGAGAGTGCGATGTATACCAAGGAATATCTCACTTCTCAGATCACTGTGGCACTCGGTGGTCGTGCAGCGGAAGAGATTGTGTATGGCCCAGAACGAATCACTACGGGTGCTTCGGGTGACTTTGCACAAGTCTACATGATCGCCCGTGAGATGTTGACGACTTATGGTTTCAGTTGTTACAATTTTGATTATCGTAACATGTCAGGGGAAGCCGCGCGCCTCGTAGACATGGAGATTGACAGACTTGTTGATAGTTGTTACAAAGACGCAAAGGCTATTCTCGCCACACACAGAAATGATCTTGACGAACTCAAGAATAAGCTCATCGAAGAGGAGATCGTCGATGGTCAATGGGTCTATGAACTCATGAATGGAACTTCTAACGTGTCTCGTTTGTGGTCAAGTTTGGATGAAGTTTAAATAATTTTGTGATGATATACTAAGGATGTCCGGTCGACGTAGAAAAATACCAATAAAAGACCCCCGAGAAAATAGTCTTATTAACGGATTGAAAAAACTTGGTTTGTCGAATACATATATAACTAATAAAGTTCAGCAGTATAAAAATTCACTCGCCCCCGATAAAAATGGGCTAATTAAAAAAATATTAAATAAAGCCAAAGCAGATAGAAATTTGACTCTTATAAAAAAAGAGAAAAAGACTCAATTAAAAAAGGAACGAGGTATAATTCCCACGGCAAAAAAAAGTGAAAAGTTGACGACGCTTACAACATATATACAGACTTTGAGAAATGCGAATTCCGGAAAAAATAACACATCCAAAGGTGCTTATGCATTTTTGTCAAATTTATACAGGGGACATGGTAGAATGAACGAAAATCGTTTTAATACCATTTTAAAAGGGGGTGATAAAGGAATATCTAATTACATAAAAAAACAACACACTATTTTGACCAAAAATTCTTCGATTCTTAGGGCCGAAGAAACAACATTTGATTTCGAAATGGATTCTGAATTATTACACGATCTTTTGTTCATGATATATCTTGATATGAGACATGATCGGTTATTTACGGATAGTTTTAATAACTTTCTTGCATCTGAAATAGTGAAAAAAATACTAAAAGATACCAAAGATATACCAAATATTAACACACAAAGTAAACTTATAAAAACCTTAGTACGCGAAGGGGTATTCGAAATTAAAAAAAAAGATGAAATAAAACCACCAGCTACATTAGAAGACAAATTCAAAAATAAGTTAAATGTTATATGGGGTGGAAGTCCACCGATTCAAATAAAAAAAGACAAAATAAAGAGTGGTTTACTCCCCCTTGCAAAAAATTTATCAAAGCCAATTTACATATCCATAGATGCCGAAGGGAGTCAAAAATATATATCTACACTCCAAGGCACTTCAAGATATGGGAAACAATATACGCAATATTACGCCAAGAGACTTTTCACTGTACCAAACTTAATAGATCCGGGTATAAATTTTGTGTTTGATAACATATCATCTAGGATATTTAGACCAAATGAGTCTGGTGGACCTTACACACCTTACAAATTTAATTATCAAAAGTTTAAATTTAATTTTGGAAATTATTTTACAATAGTTATTGGTCCAAATGATAGAGGTACTGGATTTATATGTACTTTGAATGATAGTCCTATACCCGTAGGTACTACGAAAAGCAACGCACAATTAAATAATCCAATTGGAAAAATAGCTAAAACTTTTGGTGATTTTTTACAAATACTTGTAAATTCGGCTTTATATAAAAACGGCAAAAATGTAGTCGGTGCCACAAGTGATGGTAATTTTGTGGCTATGACAGGGTTTGTCCAAAGAGAACTGTTCGGTATTACACCACGTTTAATAGTTGATAGAACGACCAAACTTGGTTCTTTTAATTCCTCAATCGATGGTATTTTCTTATTTGGTCTTGATGATTATATAAAAAGACCAAACAATGCGACGAGAAGCAATTCTCGTGCTACAACAAAAAACAACACACGAGTAAACAAAAACAATAATAACAACAATAACAATGCGAGTAGCATCAATCAACGCGGACAAAAGAGGGTGAGAAATAACAATGCGAGTAGCATCAATCAACGCGGACAAAAGAGGGTGAGAAATAACAATGCCAATGTTAATCAACCACCAGCTAAGAAGATAAATGTCACGCGTAACAGATTAATCCAAAATCTTAAAAAGAAAAGTCTTCCAAACTTTGTGATAAATGGTCTTGTCAAGAGTTATGATAATAAACAAAAGACTGCGAATCAAATCATTAGAGAAGCCAATAATTTTAGTAAGACTTTTACAATGGGTAAGACTGCACAAAGAATTGGTACCCTT